GCTCTCCATTCCATTCTCCGGGTTCCATGATAAGATCCTGATAGTACCCGACAGACAGTTCCCGCAGACCCGATGCCTTTACGGCATCAGGATCATCAATTACGATTTTTGCTCGGACGGTTTCTCCGTCCTGCTGTCCGGGGGTCAGGATTGTGCCCACACGTTCCCGGTGGGCATTGTCCTTGTCGATCACCTGCGCATCGTGGGTAATAATGATAGGCTTTCCCTCATAGCTTGCAAGGCTTTTGGGGTCAAACACATCTTCCGGCCTGCGCAGTTCTCGACGCTCCGAGCCATCTTCCAGCGTGTACTTGAAGATGCCCGTGCGGGTCAGGATGGGGTTATCATAAAAATATCCCTCGGTGCTGTAATGCTCATCGACAGGCACACTGTCTGTCCGCATTTCACTCCGAAGGACTAGCGGCGGGGTATTCTGTTTCATTGTTTCTTCTCCTTAAAGGCTGCAGAATTCAGCCTATCGAAGTTAAAGACAGGTTTTGCAACACAGCGGCACTGGTAGTCCTCTCCGGGATTGCAATGCCGCCCGCTATACACTTTGCCGTGCTTTGTCATGTACCACATGGCCGGCGGGTCATCATAACGGAATTTCTGACCGTCAAGTTCACGGTGGCATTCGCGCACACGTTCATCACCTGACGAGCTCCAGATATATTCCTCCACCCCAGCGGATTCCTGCCTTGTGCGGGTCAGATTCGCGCTCAGGGTGCCCACCTGGTCACGCGCAAGAAGATTCGCTTTTGACTTGGTCACATCAAACCGGCGTTGAATTTCATTGGAAATCGCCGCCGGGGTGCGGCCTTTTGCGAAACCCTCAATAATGACGTTCTCCATATCATCGAAGCAGTCGCTTTCAATGCTGGTAATGAAGCTGACATTTTGCTCAACCCATCTTTTAAGCATCAGGTCGTATCTTTCGCCGAGAAAGAAATCATCATGGATATCCACTCCCAGCGTGGCGCGCACGCTGCGCTGCCATTCTTTGAGTTGCCGCCGGTCGGTGTAGTCAGCGCACCGGCGAACATCTCGTTCCAACGGATCGGTTTTCAGCCGCCGACTGAGCCGGTCACGCATAATGCGGAACCTGTTCTGGATGCGGCGAACCATGTCGCTGTATCCATCATGTCTGATGCTGTCGGAGCCGGTTTTTTGTTCTTCCGCAACGATAGCAAGGATTTCAGGCATAGATTCTCGCACAACCTTCTGCAGTTCTTTCAACCGCCGATTTTCAATTGCGCGCATCTTGCTTTCTGCCCACTGCGGATACTCCGGCTCGATCTTTGATTTTTTCGTCATTGAAGAGCGCCCGGTCATGCCAGGCCCATTATTCTTCACAGGCATATCAACCTCTTTATCTTTCTGGGAACCATCTTCCCTTTGCAGGCATCAAAAAGACCCTGCATCTCCACCTTGATGCAGGGTCTTTGTTCTTATGGCATGCAGCACTTGAATTTTGACCTTTTGCTTACAGCGCGCATCCGTCCAAGCGCGAAGCGGAAGGAACGCGGTTTATGGCTCCGCGCTGGCTCTGTCATGGAGCAGGCCAGAACGCTTCGCAGCGGTCTGTTGGGAGCAGGGTCAGTGCCCCCTCATGCCATCGAGGTGCCGATTACGGTGTACGGCGGGTGGTGCTGGGGGTGGGGATTGAACCCACAGCCTGACGTTTACAAGTCGCCTGCTCTATCCTATTGAGCTACACCAGCATAAAAGTCGAGGGTACCGGGCTCGAACCGGCGGTCTGGGAGTCAAAGGCCCATGCCTTATCCAACTTGGCCAACCCTCGATATGGAGCAGTCAACGGGGCTTGAACCCGCGGCATCCTGCTTGGAGGGCAGGCGCTCTACCAACTGAGCTATGACTGCAAACAAAAAGAGCCTTTGCGAGGGACGCTTTCACGTCACCTGCAAAGGCTCTCAACGCCAATATTTTAGTCAAACACCTTTTTGCCTTCGGCAAACTTCTTTTTAGCTTCGTTCAAGCTGATGCGGTTATAACCGCCGCGATAATCAGGATCCGCTCTCTGTACGCCATCATTCACCCAGCCGCACACAGGGCATTCCTCAAAATCGTTGTCTTCATCAAAGCTATGCTGCCCACATACCGGGCAGATGATTTTCTCAGTCATCTTCGATTCCTTCCAATTCAAGCTGACGTTTATAGTAATCTTCCCCATCGTCAGGCTTGAACATCGTCCTTACACCCTTCTCTGGGGAACCTTTTGCAAAGTCATTTTTCTTCGTGTCATACCGGCACACAAGGCCCTCTTTTGTCTTGTAGCCTTTTATGCCGTTTCCGCACGAGCTTTCCAAAAGTTGAACCGCCCGTTTTTCGTACTGTTCCTTTGTCGTAATGCCATCGGGAGCGTACTCAGCGGCGTGGGTTCTGCCATTCTGCCAGTGGTTGTTCAGCTTCTGCTTGTTGGGGAATCCTTTCACCTTGAAAGTGTTCGCGCCTTTTGCCGAAACTGCGTTAGAATTTATTTTAGCATGACTTCGAGAATCATTCAAGTCTTTTGATGAATTTTCCTTGCTCGATGCATCTTTTGATGATGTAGAGCCGCCAGAATTGGAGAACTTTCCATCTTCATCGCGGTTGTGCTTGCTCTCGTCAAAATCATCCAGCGTAATGCCCAGCTGGTCAAGGTACTCTTTCACGCTTCTGAGAAACGGTTCAAACACCAGCCCGCCTGGCACATCCTGCTTCAAAATCTGTTCAGGGGGCATCCATGTTGCCGTGAACATCTCCTTTTGGTCGCACCGAGGAACGCCATCGAAGCCATTGACGAGATAGATCTGAACGGGAAGCGCCTCATCCGGCTTGCCCTTGCAGTTACCTAGATAGGTAATGTCCCCTACGTCAATATTGAACTCTTCCTTTGCTTCCCGGCGGAATGCCACACTCGGCGTTTCTCCCGGTTCGATGTGACCGCCGGGGCCACACCATCCCTGACCATCGGAACGCCTGCCGCAAAGGATTCTGCCATCGTTCAGGACAAAGCCTGCCACATAGCCGCAATCGCCCTCATCTGTAACAATGGGATTCTCCTGCCGGCTGAAATCGCCAGATGTAGGAATCTGCCCTCTGGCATCCGTCAAGCCCCAATCTTGTTCCTGATTGAGGTCTGTTTCCGTGAGGATGTTTTCGGGGTCGAACTGCTCATCCTGCACCAGTGCCCGGCGGACCTCGGTAGCCTCCAAGATTCCGTTTGTGACGTATGTGGATGCGGTCTGTGCTCTGGCAAGCTGGGCTGCTGCCACCGCCTGATCCTGCGTTGCCTTTTCATCGTCAGACGGGCTCCATGCGCTCTTGTAAGTGACGGTATACTCCGGCACTTCCTTGATTTCGCCGCTCCATGTCATGCCGCGCAGGACAAGTTCCACAAGTGTCCGGGTGTTGTCGCGCAAATCGCCGGACTGGATGCCGCCCACGAACTCCTTGTAATTTTCAAGGTCGCTTTCGCCGGTTGCGTTCTCGCCCGCCGGAGAGCGGCCAAAGAGCCGCGTTTGCGGAATATGGCTCACAGCGGACAGCATAGCGCAGGCATTGTCCAAAATGTCTTTAACACCCGCCACAGACAGGGATTGAATGCCGACATCCTCGCCGTCTGCGTCGATAAAGACCATATTCAGCAGGTTGCGGGCAAGGTCAAGCATTTCCATACGCTGAAGAACTGCATCCTCACCGTCTGCCGTAGAAAGCACATTGGCAAGGTTCTTCATCTTGTAGGTTGCCATAGACAGCCGTTCCAGCAGGCGAATGGAATAGCCCGGTCCGATGCTTGCGTTCCTCAATTCCTCACGGATGCGCATATACTCCGGGATGCCCCACGTCCTGTAGAGGTTGGCCAGCGTAGATCCTTCTGGGATGTCGGAATTATGGAAAATCAGGCAACGGGAAGAATGCACGGTGTAGTTGCCGTACACGCTGCTTACCTGATAATACTCCGGGATGCCGGTGCCGCCCTTGCGGTAGTCTTCATCGTCCGGATTGTTCTCATACCCGTTGATCCACAGCGGGAACATTTCATTCCGGCCATACACCAGCAATTCATCAACGCCGTGCACATCCCGCCAGTTCAGCGGTTCCTGCAAGAGCCGACCATCATCCACCAGCATAACGACAGCAGCACCACCAAACAGCCGGGCCCACCGAAGCGCCTTTGACAGCTTGCTTTGATAGTGTATAGTCTGCAGGCGGTCGTCCAACTGCTTTTGCAGGTCTTTGTCCTTAATTCCAAGGTCAATGCCGTTTTTGGTAGCATCGTTCGCAGGGGCATCAATGATGGTTGCAAACAAGCCGTTGCCGGCGTACAAGTCTGCCAGTTCTGCATCGCTCACAGCGGTGCCGGATGCCCACTGGTAATACTCGGTGCTGTCGTGCTGGGTGCCGTATTTGTTGAGCACATTGTAATAGCCGTCAAGGCGGAGTTGTGTTTTGACTTTGCCGGGAATAACTTTTTTCACCTTTTCTCCTTTCCGGCTATGCTTTTATGCTATCAGGTTGCGAATATCAAAGATGCCGCCCTCATACAGCGCAAGGGCTACCGCATCAGCGCGGTCAGGGCTGGTCAGGCCACGCTTCTTCAAGGCATCCTTGCTTTCAAGCTTCAACTTTGCAGGAGCACCGCTAAAGATATATTTGCGGGTGGTAAGCTGCCCTATCAGGGTTGAATCGTTCGGGATGTGCAGGGTGCCCGCCGTGGCCATATCCCGTAGGACCGCCCACATCCACGTTGCGATATCTGCATAGCGCCCGGCGGCTTCCTTGTCCGGCACAGCGCTGGAGAAGTTTACCGGCACGACCATCAGCCTGGTTAGCTTCTGCCGAATCTTTTCTCGGTTGAGTATGTCGGTCACGCCTCCACCAACGCCGGTATCATCAATGACCGCATAAATAAGACCGCGGTACTGCGGATACGCTGCACGCAGGGTTTTATATATCGCAATGATATCGTCTGCCGTAGCGTACAGGTCTTGACCGTGGCGTGTGACCAGCTTTTGGATATCTCCATCAATGTTCTGTGCAATGGCCGTATCATCGTTGCCAAAGCGTGCAACGTCACACCCGATGGATATCCGGGCTGGAGAACAATGTTCCAGAGGTTCAGTATTGACAGCCTTTGTAGCGAGTGCCATCGGAATAAAGACATCGTCCTCATTCTCCGGGAACTCTCCGTCAACACGGACACGGACTACATTGCTGTTCTTGCCGAACTTCCGCTCCAAGTCAGCGATATTCTGCTTATTCGTGCGGGGGCTGTCCCTGCTGGACACCTTCATGCAGTAGTAGGACTGGGCGTCCACGGTATGCGAATCGTGGAATGTGCCAGTGTTCTGCGTTGGGTTTCCGCACATCAGTAAGCGGTTGTTATCGCCGGAAAGCGTACCCTGTATAGCCTCCATGATGGGGTCAGCAACACCAGATGCCTCGTCCACCACGAAAAGCATATTATCTTCGTGGAAGCCCTGCATATTCTCCGGCTTGGTGGCTGTGCGAGCCACGGCGAACCAGCGTTTCTCATGTCCTCTCATGTAAACACGAGTCTTTGTCCACACAAGCATAGCCTGCAAGACAGGGCTGCGTTCCTGCCACTTGGCAATTTCAGCCCAGAGGACATCGTTTAACTGCTGGCGGGTCGGGGCCGTGCACACCACGCGCGGATACGGGAAACAGGACAGAAACCAAAGGACTAGGTTTGCTTCAAAGGCAGTCTTGCCAACGCCCTGTCCTGAGCGAATTGAAACCTTGCGGTGTTGTGCAATAGCTGTGGCGGCTTCTTTTTGCCACGGATCAGGCTTGAAGCCAGTGACCTCTTTGAAGAACAAGCAAGGGTCTTTACGGTACAGCGGGATCCGCTTGGCAAAGACTTCACGTTGTCTCAGTGCCATCATCCGCATCCTCCGCTTCCGTGTCTGCCGCCTCGACTGCCGCAACCCAATCGTCTACCAGCTCATTCTTGCCACTGTTGCTCATTCTGCGTAGGTCGGAAAGCTGTTGTATCACCTTGGACTTCTGGCGCTGTACATCGGTCAATAGCCGCTCTAAGCGTTCCACGATAAGGTAGCTTGATTCGACGGTGGTTGATGTTTCCACGGTGGTGCCGGGGAGCCTTTCTTCCCGATCGACTTTGGCATCTATCCGCTCAATGTAGACCTCCTTGTCGCGGGCTTCTTTTTCCTTGTCCTCGTCCAAGCGAGTAAATAATCTGCCAGACTTAGAGGTATGCACCGATTGAATGTGCTGTTTCTTCTCTTGAGCAGCGGAAATGCGTTGAAGCAGAAAAGCTTCCCGGGCGGTCAGCAGTTGGAGTTCCTGTATCAACAGGTCTTCTGCATCAACGTCCTTCGTGCAGTCCTGAATAGCTTTTTGGTTTTCCTCTGAAAAAGAACCAAACATCACCGCAGACCAGCCACCGTGTTTCAAGGCATTCTGGTTACCCGGCGGCGCGCCTCCATGGTTGCCAACTGCATTGACATTACCCAGCGGTGCGCCCGACTTTGTCTTGCCATCCTGCGGGGCTTTCTGGGTGCACTTGGAAGATGCACCCTTGGGGTGCGGCGGGGTGCGTTTCTTGGGTGCACCCTTTTGTGCATCCCAATAGCGTTTCTTCCACGATTTCACAGTGTTCAGCGATACGCCCAGCTTCTTTGCGATTTCGGTGCATCCCATCCCTTTCTTATAAAGGGTGAACGCCTTATCTCGCGTTTCCATCTACATCGCCACCACTATCCTTCTTCATTTTCTGTCCCGGTATCTACCCGGGCTGTTGTGTTGTTCCAAAGAAAAAGCGCCGACCCTTTGCAGAGCCGGCGCCGCATCCCCTCTCACACGACCTTTGCGAGAGCGGTTTTGGAGATCATCAAGTTTCCCAGTTCCACGGCCAGGAATGTGCCCACGAACAGGCCAGCACTTGTCAACCAGAACGGTGCACCGACCATCATAGACAGTTCCACGCCGATGAACAGAGCCACGGACAGGGAGAGGATGACTGCTTTCCACAGAATCCCCAGCCTTTTCCACGGCCCCCAGACCACCAGTGCGTATGCAGTCCCCTCAGCCAACAGGCCAAAGAGCACATCGACCGGGCCGAAAGGACTCGTTGCATTTGCGATTGCAATCCCCAGCAGAACCGCCGGGGCGTACCGCTTATCCTTGAACGGGAGAGCGCACAGCATATTAGCCACCCGGAACTGGACGACTCCCCATGACAGCGGGTTCAGGGTGGTTAATGCGACATATAGAGCCGCGACAACTGCGGTCTGGCATAGGGCTTTGGTGTTTCTCATATTCCATGCCCCCTCATACCATAACGACCACATTGCCGTGGGATGCGTCGTTCACCGCAGATTCGACCATGATCCAGCTGGGGTGCACATCCTCAACAAGCTTCTTCTTCAGCTTGCTGGCTGCTTCCTCGATGACGAGATTTTCACCTTCCAGACATTCACGGATGAACTTGTCGATTTCGCAGTAGTCCGGAATAATCTCTGCCGGCTCCATGGTCACAGTAAATTCATTGGTGTAGTCTGTCTTTCCGATGGGGCAGAAGCACCGGCATTTCTGCTTATAGACGATTTTACGCACGCCGTAGCGATTTTCAAACTTAGCCATTGTTTTCTTCTCCTTTCGGCTTCTGAACGATGAACAGCAGCTCTTTTGCCTCACGCGGGAACGGAATTGCCATAAAGGCTGTGAGGAATGCAGATGGGACATAGGCTTTCATACGGGTGTAGAAGTCCCGCAGCGCCGGTTCCTGCTTGGAATAGAACTCGTCCATCTCCCGGACGCTGGTGACCAGACCAACCTCCTGCACAATACTGAATCCGATTTCGGCCAGCTTGGCTTTCAGTTCATCGTAGCCCCACTCATAGACATGAGCGCGGTACTGGGTCTGATACCCATTGCCCGGGGTGTTCGGACAGGAGAGAAACATCTTTGCACCCGACTTCATCACCTTGTAGCATTCTGCAAGGCTTTTTGCGCCGTCCGTAGGGTGCATATGCTCAATGGCAGAGGTGTAAATCACAAAATCGGCAAACCCCACCGGGATGACTTTCGACATCTCAGCAACGTTGCCCAGCTTCCAGCCCACCCGGAACGGGTAGTAGGAAGTCAGATCTTTAGGCTCAAGGTTCTTTGCGGTTGCACCGCGCATAGCCTCTTTGATGTTCGCTTTGCTGATGTCTACGCCGGTATAGGATGCAATATCCTTTGCGTAGTAGCGCAGCAGCGGGAGCATCAGAGAGCGGCCGCAGCACACATCCAGCACATTCATGCCCTTTTTCGCCATGTGGGCGGCGGCAAGGTGCTGGATGTAGTTCATTACGTCCAGATTGGTGAAGAAACCGTCTCTGAACTGCATATAAAAATTCCGCATCTGGTAGGTGGTGCAGAGAATTTTTTCTCTGTCCATGCCATCCTCAACGCGGTATACGATATCTTTATCCACGCCATTTTCCTTTCGTATCAAGGTACTTCTGGTATTTGATCCACTCTTTCAGCGCATACTCTCGGCGAATCCGGTAGTCTGCGCCTATCATGCCCTTCGGGGGTCTGACCACAACCATTTCTGAGCCGTTGAAGTAGGACAAGCCGCCAAAATTGACCTGTGTAGTCCATGTGGTGCTGTCCACGCTATAAAAGCCAAAGTCAACCGCATCCTTTTTGGTGTAGCCCAGACCGTGCACCCGCACCCCGCAGGCGTTCGCATACTGCACCAGCCGTTTGATGTAGCCGTACTCGCTGGGCTGAATGTGCTTGATTGCGAAGCCACCGATGCCGATATAGGGATAGTCCCTGCACAGGCGTTTAAATTCGTCAAGGCCGCGGGAGCGATGCCAGACTGGAATGCTCTGCTTGCCTGTCTCGGCTTCAAGGCGCACTCTCATGCGTTTTACAGCATCATAGCCTACGATGATATCTACATCCAACTCGAAAAAATGCTGCACGTTGTTGCGGTTGATAAAGTCGATGTACCGACTCAGGTAACCATCCCAGTCTACCGGCTTTGACGATGCTTCTATGCCGTGCATAAAAGTAAACGCCCCGCTGTCGAGAAGAAACATTTTCCACTTCGACATTTCCTCGACCTGCCACGGCTTGATGTAGAAAAAACTCTCCAGAACGTACTCCGGCCTGTTTTCCCGCACGACCTTCTCTGCCGGGAAGGTGCCCGCCAAGCACAGCCTCATGTTTCAAACCATTCTCCGCAGTGCGGGCATCGGATAAGCTTAGAGCCGTTCTGTTGCGCCGTAGCGGGCTGAAAAGGTGCAGGCTGTCCAGATTGCTGGCTTTCAGAGTCCGAACCTGTATCGGCCACTTTGGGCGGCTGCTGGGCAGGCTCTGTGAAGAACTCTTCAAAATCGGAATCGTCCACATCCCGAAGCAGGCCATCAAGTTCCACTTCACTGAAGCCGGTACTGCTCAGATCTACATCCAGCGCTTGCAGCGCATCCATTTCGGCGCGGAGCACATCATCATTCCAAGAGGATGCTTCCGCCACCTTGTTGTCTGCAATGCGGTATGCCTTGATCTGCGCGTCCGTCAGGTCATCGACCCGGATGCAGGGCACTTTGTCCATGCCCAGCCGTTTTGCGGCCTCATAGCGGGTGTGTCCGGCAATGATCGTGCCTTTTCCATCAATCAAGATGGGCACCCGGAATCCAAATTCCTTGATGCTCTGGGCTACCGGACCAACGGCCGCTTCGTTGTTTCTGGGGTTGTTCTCATAGGGACGGATCTGCGAAATATCCTGATACACTACTTGCTGATTCATTTTTTCTCCCTTCTTTGCTTTTCCGCTGGCGTTGCGGAACAAATTAGGGAGCGGCGGTATCTTTCCTCCTTTCTGGGCATAAAAATACCCGTCCGGTGGCGAAACCGGGCGGGCAATGCGCTATGATTAGAATTTTACGGTATTATTGTACCACTTTTGCCGTGACGCGTCCATGACATCTTTTTGACATTGAGCTAAGACATTTCCAATGCGTCGATACCAAACATCAGCATCGAGATTTTATCCACTGCTGCATCATGGTCACGGTAAACCTGCCGGGCGCTCACGTTTTCCTGCGCCGCAATCTGCTCCACAGATTTAGTGTTCTCGTCAATGTACATAGCTTTAATGATACGCAGCCCCCGCTTCAGTGCTTCATTGTCGCCCTGATTGCAATAGGTCTCATACAAGCCGAGCATAGCATCAATATGACGAATCATAATCTTCGTGCGACGGCAGCTGCTACGGATGGATTCAACTGTAATGGCATTATTCCGCTGGAGCATCATGTCCAGCAGTTCCAGTGCGGTTTCTTCCTCCCGACCATCATGCTCACCAGCTTCATCGGTGTAGACGGCACCAGTGCAGTGCTTTTTGAACATCCGGTAGTTCTTCAGGAGCAGCTTCGTGTTCCGCAACCGGCGGTCGCACCGGCCTGCGGCTTTTCGAGCCTGCTCAGCCACAACTTCCTTTGCGCCCTCGCGGGCGGCTTTACGGGCGGTTTCTTCGATGAATGTCATCATGTCTTCCGGGATAGTCATTTTGCGCATCCTCCTGTTCTATCGTTGCCAAAATCCATCAATTTAGGTATAATAGAGTTGCTTTTCTCGGGGGATTGCGCAAGCAGTCCTCTTTTTGTTTACTCAAATGGCACTCATACGACGAGAAATTTCACTCTGGCTCAAAACAGCCAGCGGCACACGCTTGATGCCCCGCTCTGCCGCCATCTTCGCAGACACAGCACTCATCACGCGAATCATATCTTCCACGTTCACTCCAGACGAATAGTACAGCTTTGGCGGGTGGCTCCCGCTCTGGATGTCGTTCACTTCAAGTTCTTCCTGCAAGGCCTGTTCCACACAGCGCTTCAGCCATTCCTCGGCGCAGTCCTCGCCGTCTGTCTTGACCCATCCGATGTACTGTTGATAGCCGTCTATGGCTTCTTTCTTCAGCCGTGCAAGGCGCTCCTTGCCAAAGCCAAACGTCAGATGCACCGTCGCGGCCATAACCAGCCATGCGATTTCGGCGCCCTCGTCCTGCGCCATACGAAGCCGTTCTTCCCTATAATTACGCGGAGCGCGATTCTGTGGCAGACGCACCGTGAAATCACAGATTCCCCTTAAAACGTCCCGCATAGCTTCTGTGGCCTTCCTCCGATTCCCAGAGTCGATTTTACTTTTGTAGCGGGCTTGAAATGCCCGCATCTCATTACAAGCCCGGGTCAGGCGCGTGGCTCCAATGCCTTCTTCCTGATGCATAGCCACCACCATGCACCAAGTAAAGATTTGTGCGGCCTTGTCCTGCTCATCGACACACTGCTGGCGAATGTCCTTCATCTGTTTTGCCATCTCCAATCTTTGCATCCGAAAATTTTTGCTAGGATTTTTTTGTGCTTACTGCAATCCCAGTAGTTCTTGCACCACCGACACTGACCATTGCACAGGAACGACAGATGTGCTTTCATGTGCCCTCCTTTGCATTTTTGACCTTCGGTCCAGCCATGTGGCTTACAGCCCAAGACCAACCTACCATAGGCAATGCAGCCACAATCAGGATAATTCCGGCCGCATCCACGACCATCGGACTAAAGAAAATTTCACGAATCAGATTCATTTTTCGTTCCCTTTCCGCACGTCGATTGAAGCACTTTCCTTTCCGTCCGCCGATTGAAATACCTCACCGGTGAAACGCCGCGTTCATCGCAATCCTTGTTGTTGAAGCTGACGATTGCGCCGCAGGTTCTCTTGTTGGTGCATCGAACGCACTTCATGCCTGTAACGCTTACAACCTCATAGGTCGGTGCACCGCAGAAAGGGCACTCCAGGCTCTTAGGTTCAATGTGTGCTTTCATTTTTCCGTTCCTCTTTGTTCCATTTTTTTAAGGGCGCATAGTATCCGCACATCACGCAACAGACAATTCTGCGATGCTGCCCTAACAGTACGACAAGTTTCGGCGTCGCGCTTCTAAACGGCTTGCCCCATGCCAAAAAGCCGCTCCCGCATTTAGGACACGGGAGAACCGTACCTGTTTTCTCCATCAGGATCCTCCCCTACGCACCGGCTTCTTGCCGTTCCCAGCAAACTTTTCAGGCCGTTCATCACTCATGCCACGAGCCAGAACCAGTGCCCTCTGGTCGTTCGGCATCTGGTAGATGCAGCCAGTCGGAATGTGCATATACAGATCATTCATCACAGCGCGGGCAATTTCTGCCGTTTCGTACTGACCCAGACGATATACCGCGCCGCCACCCGTAGGAACCGCCTTGATTTCGTGTTCGGGACTCACATACACGCTGGTGCACTGGGCAATGTTCGTGATGGAGTCCCATTTTTTGTTCATGACGTACATTCTGCATCCTCCACATAGCACCAGCTCTGGGGTGCCCTTTTGACTTTGAGCGGTTCAAAACAGCATCCCGTCTGTAACAGCCGCGTGTATGTTTCCAGCGGTTTCGGGTGGTCATAAATCTTCAATTCCGAAATATGCCACGCCCAGCCTTGACCGTGCAGATATTCCCATATCTGATCTCTGTTCATGCACGCCTGCTGCTCAAAATCATCCGGGGTGTGATTCAGCGGGGCAACTTCATAGATTTTGTCGCAGACAAATTCGCCAACGACCATCTGCGTTTTGCCACGAACACTGTCCGGCAGCAGCTTATCGAACTTTACAAATACAGGATTTCCATGGTGGATTTCACCATCCATCGTTTCTTCGCCATCTTTGAAAATGGTGATAAGCTGTTGCGGTGCTTTTGTGCAGTAAATGTACGCCTTGAACGGTTTTCCTTTTCCATAAAGGTGCTTCGGATAATTTTTCCGAACTTCCATAGTCTTCTTGCCCTGCAAGATGAGATTGCACCATTCCGGCCGAATGCTCAAAAGAACTGCTTTCATTTGCCATCAACCTCCGCGCACGCCCTGCGGCAGGGTTCGCACTTTTTATACGGCTCTTCAAGCCAGCAATTGAACAGCAGGCACTTCGGCTTCCTGTATTCGGGCGAGGCCTTGTTTCCGTGAGTTTGGGTGCGGAGCGCATGGTACTTACATACCTCTTTCCCCCAAAAGTCACCACCAAAGCTACACTTCCCGTACCCCGGCGAAACCTCATGTTCAACCGTGATCTTCTTATATGCCATTTCTCAGCCTCACACTTCCCAGTCTTCAGGACAGCCCAAAACGCACTCGCCATCCCCGTTGTCGCTGGTCGGCCTATCAAAGCAGCAACCCTCACAACCATCTGTGCGAGATTTGCAATGGTTCCTTATGGCGATTGCCATATCAACGGGATCCACCAATAAAGCGCTATGTGCTTTCTCATCGGTACCCACCTTGCGCAGAATCTCGCAGGTCTCTTTCGTACCTTGCCGATTTTTGCAATGAATGACTACGTCGTAGGTGTCATCGTACAGCTCAAATTCGCCATCATCATTGCGTATAAGTAAGATTTCTTTGCTCATTGTTCATCCTCCAAATAGGGCTTTGGCGGTTTAGGAATCGGCATCCAAATAGGATATATGTCCGGCGCCCTTTTTACATAAAGCCATCCCTTGTTTGTAACAAATCCTTCAAGGCTGGCATCCAAAACAAGAACATCACCATACTGGTTCCCGTCTTTTTCCACAGGTGGTTCCTCTTCGGTCTTACGCCAGCGCAGGCTATCTTCTTTTCTATGGTTCCAACTATCAGCCTCCTCCAGCGCAAGAGAAAACCAAAATCCAAGCGGACACTTGGAATCATCCGGGTGTGCCCAATAGCCGTGCTTGATTTCGCCGATTTTCCTTCCATCAGCCGTTGTGACCTCATGGGTGCTAATAAAAGGCTTGAGCGCCGCACCGCAGAACGGGCAAGGTTTTAACGTCTCTCTCCCCATTTCTCATATCTCCTTTGGGAGGAGCGTCATGTCATAGCCGCTTTCCACGAACTTCACACAGAGGTCGTGCTCGATTCCGTTGCCAAGATAGGTGTAGATGTCCGTCATTTCCTCCAACGTAAAATTCGTACCCAGCAGCTTGTTGATGCCCTCAAAGTGGAGTTTTCTTTCCTTGGGCGAGACTGCTTTAATTGCAGTCCGCGTAAGCCACTCCAAAATTTTTGCTTTCAGCTGGGTTTCGTCGGTCACATCTTTCAGGCTGAAGCCGGAATCAGTTCTCAGACTGAAAACAAGTTCGTTTTGCATATTCATGAACGACTGCGGGAATGCTGCTTGGATTTTTCCAGCCCACGGGGTATCGAAAATATTGAATTTTTCTACACCGCTTGCGGCTTCTGGCTCTTCTTTGGCAAGAAAGTCAATCGTATTTTCGACATCTGCCAGCGTGTGGATATGTCCCAGTGAACATTCCATGCTCAGCACGGCCTTCAGCTGGTCAGCGTTAAGCGTTCTCATTTTTTCACTACCTCCTTCGGCGGCAGCGGCATCCACCCAACCACATGAGCATCTACACGGTTATCGTAAATGTCATCCTGGTTGAAATAACGATATTCCCACCAGCCTTTAGGAATAAAGTAATCATCGCTTTCTTCATCGTAGGTTCCCCACTCGAACATATCTTCCCAGTAGAAAGCGCTCTTTTGGGACAAGACTGTTCCATCTTCGTAGTTAGCCGTCGTAATCCCATATCCACCGCAGGCGGTTTCAAACAGAATCAGCACATCTTCTTCGACTTTCGGGGGATCCGTTTCGGGATTCCGCCATTCCGGCCACAGACTTACCGTGGGTGCAGCTGCTACCGTTTTCTGAGCATCTTTATAAGCCGCGCTGGCCGCAGCGCTGTGTCCCTGCATTAAACATTCCTTGCGGAAAAACCTTGCCATCAGGGCATTAGCATCAATCGGCCTTTTCTCGGTCATTGTTGCCGCCCTCCCTTGCCTGTTTCATCAGTTCTGCAGCATTGATAACAATGCCATCGTTTTCCTCCTCATAAATGCCGAGCGTCATATCCAGTTCATACGGCGTATCCCCTGCAGCTTCCCTGTCCGGCTTGAACTCTGCGGTCAATGTTTTATTCTTTACCGAAACAGCAAGTGCACAGTTATTGAGTTTGACTGAAAAGCTGGTGCCCTCAGTCAAAACATTGCCGCTGCACACATACAGACTAAGCGCACTCTTGAGCGCATAATCAGCATCACCTATCAAACTTTTCTCACTCATTAGGAATCACCTTCATCTTCACCACATCGAAATTCTCATACTCCGGGTAGCAAGCCTTGGCCATTGCTTTAGCCCGTACCGCGGCACCAGTGATGCCCTTTTCATCAATAACCACACACGGCAGGAGCGCAGACCCGCGTTTCCCGGATGCTGCGATAAGCACCTCATACTTTGCCATTGTCCCGTCCTTTCTCCGATTTCGGCGGGTGCGCTTCGCACTGGCGGTCTATATCGCCATCCACACAGCACGCCGCATAAATCAGAAGTGCAGCCATCACCGCCAGAATTGCCAGAACAATCCAAATACTCATTCCGTGTCACCCTCCCAGCAGGTTATTTTTCGCCATGTAGCCGACCATCAGGTCAGCATAAGCGCGCTTTGGCATATCAGCTACACCGTTACGCTCCAGCAGTTCCTTGATGCTGTATTCCTGACCTTGGCCATCAACAGCGCGTACCCTTGTGCTGCCCCGATTAACCACCATAGGCTTTTCATCCCGGGGATGGATGCCAAAGGGCATCTTAAACCCTTTTTCAAACACCCACAGGTGATAGGTATCGGCGGCATCCACCAGCCTGTCCTGCGACGGGTATACCTCGATGGCGGCGCGCTTTTCGCCGAACAATTCGTTTTTGATCTGCATCTTGACCGCCCACGGAATGTCCCCGCTGCCATCGCACTTGCCGCACCCTGCGGCCGACGTGATAGCAACGTGCTCGACCTTGCCGACAGGCGTGCGGAGCAGGCGGGACATAACGCTGTACTGTCCATCCTCGCTGACCCATGCCCGGTCCATCTCGCGCATCCAGCCGTGATAGGGCACGCCCAGTTCTTCGACTGCCTGCTTCGGGGTAATTGTTTCAGTCCATTTCATTTTTTCTGCTCCTCTCCAGCTTCTTTCATCAGGTATGGCGTGTCGCTCATGTTTCCAACCACTTTTCCAATGTAGAGCAACGCCCGAAGACAGCACGGTTTGTAGTCGCATGAGTTCTTGCCGGCAATCTTTGCGTAGAACCCGATATGGCCCACGCCATAGGCAATGTACTCACCAAACTCCACAGAGAAAATCCGCTCGTTGGGGCCGGTGGTTTTGATGATGTCGCCCTCAAAGACCATCGTTCCTTCCATGTCCTTTACGCCAGTGCTCATGCCGATTGTAAATGGCTTGACCAGATGGGCGTATGCCGGCTCGTTCTCTGAGTTGATGTACCAGCCCTCACCCGGGCGGCTGTTCTTCACGCCCGGGGAGCGAATCAAGAATCCTTCATGCCAAGTGCCATCTGGGGACTGCCCGCGAAAAGTTCTACCCTGCATCATGCTTCCCCCTTAACCTTGACAGGAAGCACCAGCGCTTCATACTGCGGCTCAATCAGCTTTACGGGGGACAGAGGGCCGACCACCCATGCGCTGACCTCGTCTCCTTCCATCGACTTCAAAGCTTCGCTCAAAAATTCCAGATTAAAGCCGATTCGCAGGTGTTCTTCCAGCTTTCCGTTGAAGGAAAACTCCTCATTCATCTGTGCAATCGTGCTACGCATCGATGCTCTGCCCGTGCCGCCGGGTTCAAGATCCATTACCAAGGTGCTCTTTTCCTTTGCGTCTGCAGACCGAGCAAGTTTGACGCGCCCCAGAACGCCCAACAATTCTTTCCTGTCAAGCATGATTCTGGTTCCCTCGCTCTTCTGGGCTGCAATTTTGCTATAATCCAGAAACGGTTCCGCAATCAGGCGAGACTTCACCTCAAAGTTGTTGTCACTGAAAACGGCCTTTTTGCGATCGCGAATAATCTCCACGTTACCATCCATGGATATCGTATCAACTGCTTTTGCAGTTGCGGCGGGGAGCGTAAAGCGAAAATCGCCATCAGCTGTGCAGTTGATTCTTGCAATTGCCATCCGATAACCATCCAGTGCACAGATTTCCAGAACATCCTCGCCTTTGCGCGAGAAGCACAATCCGCGGTGAGCAGGGTGTTTTTCATCCTTTGCTACCGCATAGATAACTTTGGAAATAGCCCAGCTTAAATCGCTGGCTCCTACAACGCATCGTCTTGCGTCATTACCGGGACCTGAAAGTTCCGGGTAATTCTCTGCCGGCGTAGTGTTCAGACGTGCCCTCGCTGTGCCGGACTTCACAGTAAGGATGCCTTTCTCTGCCTTGATGCTGATTTCCGGTGCCACCGTGCCGCTGATGAAATCGACTCCGCGAGGCGGAACCACCACATCCTGCTCAACCGGTTTAGACAACCCGGCACGGACACTCAGTTCCAAATTGGTGGCGTATGCGTTGGAGCCACTCAACAAGATTCCCGCATCATTGGTGCCCACCGCGCGAACCTCCGGCACTGCCGTTCTGAGTTTGGAAAACAGCGTTCCAAGTTCACTCCGTTCAAATTTCATTTTTCTTCTCTCCTCTCAAAATGAGCCTTGCTGAATTGTTCATAGCATCCCGGACACATACAGGCCACTCGTTTCGGGCTATCTCCGCGCTTTCTGCGCAGGAGCAGTGCGTACATATCTTTCATCGGACGATATTCTCCACAGACTGTGCAGGTCTCCCACAAACGTTCCTTTTGGGCTTTTGTGGGAATCTTTTCAAGAAACACCGGCGGCTTATCCCGGCGCATACCTTTGGAACCAACCACTCGCTCCATGCTGCTCCGCATAAAAACCGGCGTTCCGGTCGCATCCGCCGATGCCAGCAGGTCTTGAATCCACTCCGCCATCGGAGTGACCTTCCCTGTATTCTGCCCCGTTTCTGCCCCGATGACGATCCACTTTAGTTCCCGGATAACTTTGGTTGCATCGCCCTCAAACGGGCCCAGTAACGGTTCTATGGCCACAAATGTATTGTATTTACTGTTTGCCCACACGCCGTCTTTCCTGACCGTTGCCGTGGTGCCGTACCAGAAATTTTCCCGCATCGGGAGTTTCCCGTGGTTTGCAAGGTTCTGATACCTCACCGGGTACTGCGTCAAGAAAATGTACTGGTGCTGGGGTGCCATTTCGGCCGCAGCGAATACCTGAAGAATCCAATCTTCCGGCACCCACGGACCAAACAGGTCACCGTCCGTGCATACCATGATGGTTGAGCCCACCTTGACCTTTTGTGGCCAATCCATGCGATACTTATGTATCGTGGGCATAAATCCGGTTGGGTTGTTCAGAAAGCGGTTATTCGTGGTTTCCCATGGAGCGTCCAGCGCAAAGAGATTCGCTCCGACCTGCTGAACCTTCGGACGTTCTGCAAGATTTCGTCTCCAGTCGCTGGCAAAGCGTAAAGCGCTCTTTTTTGCGTAGCAATATCGGCAGTCTTTCAGACATCCTGTTACAGGATTCCATGCGTAATCCGCCAATTCGTTTTTTGTTCTGTTCACCGATAGATCCTCCCAGACTGACTGTCGATCAGGACAATGCGCTCTGCAATCTCAAACCCTGCGGCATCTGCCACATACCGCAGAACGTGAATAAGATCATGCACCCGTTTCTCGTCCTTCTGGATGTTATTTTCAGCACGCGCCCGGGTGGGGTCCGGCGCACCGCTGGGGTTGTGTCCTTTGCGGGTATCAGGCATTGCTATCCCCCTTGTCCAGAATCATATAGTACTCGTACTGGGTGCCCGGGTTGGCGTTTGGACGGCGGCGCACGATGTCAACCCGATACCCCGCTTTCAGGAGCAATCGTCCCAACTCTAAGCGTTCATCTTCCGAGAGTCCTTTTGCCTTAGACGGCGCAAGGGAAAGTTCGATTTTAGCCAACACGCTTTTCTACCTCCATCAGGTCGTGCATCAGCTCGTCAACCAGCAGCTTACCGGCATTCGCGCCTGTGCGAATAATGTTTCCGTTTTCCTTTAACTCTGCAAACTCCTGTGCACGGATTTCTTTGGACTGCTTTGCAAAAGAAATTTCCGATGCTGTCATTCGGCCTTGCACCACTTGCTGCCATTCCTCGATGAACGGCTTGGCATCTTCCAGATCTGCATACTGGTCGTTGCTATAACTGCGTTTCTGCCGAACTGTACCGCCCGGCTCCACCTCCAAGGTGTACCACGGCGTATTGGGGTCAGACTTCTTTCGCAGGAAGAAAATGTAGCTTTCCCGAACAGAAATGCGCTCAAAGTATCTGGTCCCGCGCTGGATGCAGTGGTCAAGGAACTTACTCTCCTGCAAAATGTCCTTTGCGCCCTCCGGCACCCGGATAATGTACTCCGCTCCATCGTACTCATAGATTTTACGGATCTTCTTGTAGATGTTTTCGATATGGAACTGCTTTTCCAGCTGTTCCGCTTCCCTTCTGATAGAGTGTTGCGTGCCTTTCATGGCTTCCATCCGGTGCTGTTTATTACGCTCCAGAACGAGATCATCATGCCGGCGTTTCAGGTCAAGCGGGAACATTACGCTTTCAAGTCGCATATTCATACCCGCTTTCTCGGCCATATCCAAGTAGTCCGACCAATCCTGTGCAACTCTAAGCGCGATATGACCATCGTATTTCCCGGTAACGCGCCTAGTCTGCTGGCGAAGGTACTTCAAACTACGTGTCATGCCGTATTTCTGCAAGGTCTTGGCCATTCCTGAGAGATTTCGGATGTTAGCCGTCATCTTCATGTTCTTGTCATTGATCGCAAGGCCGGCTTCTTTCCACCTCAGCGCATCATCCACCTCGCGGAACGACTTTTTGCTTCGTGCTACCACAGCCAGCTCCTGACGATTTAAGCCAAACACGCCGAAATAGGTCTTTGCTCGAAGATTGATGCGGGTGCTGTGTTCATATTCGTCGTATACCTGAGAGCACAGCGCATCAGCCCAGCCCGTTTTTACAAGGCTTTCGGCCATCGGATACCGATTCACGATTTCCCACTGACGAACCTCCCATGGAAAATTGAGATGATTGTCGTACTGGTACATCCATTCAGATTTCAGCACTTTCCGAACATCACTCTCAAATTGGTCAGTATGGGATGCCAATGTATACGGCTGATACGGACCAGAGGGGGCCGTCAGCATTGCGGATAGCTTCGGGCGCTGGCACATAATATATTCCTCTTTTTCACTCCAGCTGCGTTTCCACTGCTTGATGGTCTTTCCGTCCGTCCACCATATCCCCCGGCCATGAAATTCCAGTTCTGCCCGATGATTGCTGAAATCGAAATACACCAGATAGCGGCGAATCCAGACCCCATCTCCCTGCGGTTTGCTCCAAAGGAATGTCCTTGCGGCCCACAATCTTTTGACAGAATAGCGGGTATTGCGAACCTGCATTTTCTCCCCGCAGCACTCGCACACCGCTGTACTCTTATGCTTGAGCAGTTCCGACAGCGTGTATTCACCACCGCAGCTATCGCACCTTGCCCGCTGAATTAAGATTTTCTTCTCAACGCCGCCGGGTTCGATTACGCCCTGTTTGTCATTGGTGACCCAGAGAAAGCCCGCATCACTGCACACTTTCAAAACTTGTTTACTGAAATCTTCCGGCGGCTCCGGCAGATTCTCAAAGAGCTTCTTGGTCTCAGCCGCCTGTCTGGCGTTGCGCTCTTCGCGTTTCTTCCTGGCATGAGCCGACAGCGCATCTTCTACAATGCCAATCAGATAGCCCGGTCTGCGGTCATCAAAATAGTTTTGTAGGAGTTCCGATTCTCCCTTTGTTGCCGGCACTTCGGTTCTCCATGTCAAACACTGGCAGGGCTTGACCTCAATTTGACGCGGCGAAAGCTCGTTCTTTTTCGGATTCTCATTCCCGCGAAGTTCCCCCGTCCAGTAACCTCCGAAAAAACGCCACACGACCAGCGGCTTTTCCTTTTTGTCCCAGACGGCCACCGTCAGCACCTTTCCCTTGATGTAGCGACCCACGCCCTGCCCCTCGGCAACTGACATACACAGCGCCGCATCCAACTCTGGCCGCTTCGGCTCCGGCGCATAAAGTTTCAATTCTTCAGCCTTTTTCATCGTGTGCCGCCTCCAAACTCTCCGACGTGTAATTTTTCCCGGGCAAAACCTTCACTCCATCGACCTGTTGAGCAATGCAAGCAAATTCGTTTTCTTCCCGGACGATGAAGCAGAGCCACTCGCCACGTGCACCAGTCAGTTCCTTGCCCTGACCATACGCGATGTGGAACGGTCTCTTGAAGCAATCTTCGAATTTTTCTGCCGGATGCTCAAACACATAATTTGCGTGCATAAGAAGGAACTCGTCTTCTTTCAGCCTGCGAAGCGGTACGATTTCGGTACAGCTACTCCGCGTCCGGTAGTCATCCTCATCGATATCACCGCCAGCTGCGATGGCCCAGAACTCGTTTTTCCCGTCCCAAGCATACCAGTTAAGGCAGTCCAGCGGATCCAGACAGTAATGGAAGCCCGTATTGGCGCATTTTGCCTTTTCTGTCTTGCTCACTTCGCCCGGCTGGTACTGATAGCTGCCATCGCCGAGCGTAGCAATCAGCCCCGGCTTGAATCCTTTGAATCCTAAAATCATCAGAGCCACCCATCCAAGGAAAGCTGCATATCGTCTTCCGCAGGCGTTTCCTTCTTCTTTTTTGCCGGCTTCTTCGCATCCGTTTTCTTTTCTGCTTTGGATGCAGGCTTGGTTGTGTGAGCTGGTGCCGCCTGCTTCGGAACATTAGAGGATACATCTTCCGGTTTGACGGTGGCCGGAGCCTGCATCTCGGCTTCCGTAGGCGGCGCGCCAGTCAGTTTGATGTTCATGCTGAACGAAACCTCGGCATTCGGAAAGTAAAACTGCACGGCGCGGCGGTAGGTTTCGAGGTCGGACAGAACTTCGCCTGCGTTGTTGACAACAGCGGCGCAACATTCGGAGAACGTGCGCTTCGTGTTGCAGACGACTTCTGCGAACCGCGGCTCCTGGTCTACAAAGCCAAGCAGTGTCCGCAGAACATAACTCTGCACGCTCTTTGCGGCACGACCGCCCTTGAACAGTTTGTCCTCAGCTTCCAGCTTTGCTTTTGCTTTAGCTCTCCAATCGACGAACTCAACTGTGGTTGTGGTGTGTGTGGTGGAATCCATATTGTCCTCCTATCAGAAAAAGCTAAGTTGCCCACCCTTGCCCTCGGAGAACACCGGTTCCTGTTCCGGCGCTCTTTGCGGCTTTTTAGCGGCTTTTGGCTTTTCCGTAATCTTTGGTTTCTTTGGCTTTTTTGTGGCTTCAGGAGCTTTCTGTGGTTCGGATTTTGGCGTGTCCGGCTCTTTCTTGGTTTTTATCGGCCTTGTCATAAGGTCCATCCGCGCCGCAAGGATCCTGTACTGCCAAACTGCGGTGCGAAGCAGCGGCGTGTACCAGATGTTCCCGTTATCAACCGGAAGAAGCCCTCTGCTGTCGTATGAAAGAACCGGATTTGCAAGCGTATCGCCAATGACGACATATCCCGGCATCCCCAACAGACTCATCTGCAAGTAGCACATCATGCCCACAATGTAGTCGATATCCTGTGCCACGAACAAAATCTTCTGCTGATAATTGACGCCCTCTCGTTTGCACTGATTCGCAAATGCCACCAGCAATGCTCCCGCTCCGCACGTTGGGTCGCACACGGCAACCCAGCCCCGGTCTTCAATTTTCTGCTGAAATTCTTCCTTCGGCGTTGTCAGTGCTGACATAAATTCGCAAACATGATACGGCGTGAAGAACTGGCCCGCATTGTCGCTGCCGAGTTCCAAGCGCATATACAGTTCTCCAAGGAAGTCCTGATCCGGGTTGTCATTCAGCGCCATAAAGAGGGTCGTAAGCATATCCGTAAAGGTTTCAAGTTCCTGTTTTGTGTATCTTTCAACGATTTTCAGATACTGCTTTTCCCTCTCGTCAGAATGGCTCTTGTCTGTCGCATTGGAAATTGCAATGGCGCTCATGGTAATCCAATCGCTCCATACCTTCCAGCGTGAATGCCCTTTGTTCGAGAACGACTCAAACATTCTCACGAGTTCCTTTTGCGCTTCACCGCGAACGTGCCGAACATCACTCCCCATTGGAATCGCCCCCTTTGCCCTGCGGAACATCCTGTTTTTTGAACGGTCTTCTCTTTATTCGTCCAAGGCTGTCAGTAAGACCTAGAATGTTGTTTCCGCTCGGCGTTTCTCGGTCAACCCGATTTCCTTTATTTTTGATGTGAGTTTTCTCCCACTCTGCAAACGTTGTAACATGCTGCGCTGCTGCCTGATCGAGCAGGCGCTTAGCATAGCTCCATGGGTGCTTCGCTTGGTGGCGCATCGCTTCTTCCAGCGTAGCAACCACCAAAGCGTCTTCCACCCCGGTTTCTCGCAAATCCCGAAATTCTGCTGCCATGTAGGGCGTAAGCATACTGTCGCATCCAGCCCAGACCCAGTAGCTTTCCGGGGTGTCATCAGGCGGGCCGGTTGATTTTTCTGTGTTTTCCTCAGTTGTGGATTCTTCAAAACCCATTCGGTTTTCTGGGTTTTCCTGATTTTCTTTTGATTTGCGAGGCCTGCCACCTCTGGCACCGTTTGCCCTATTGGCAGCGGCCTGACGCTCGTATGCTTCATTGGAAGCATCGATTTTGGCTTTTATCGCTGCCCAAACAAAGCGCTCATTCCCCAGAAACTTCGGTTCTGAACCAGTTTCCTTGTAATCCATCATAGCCCATAGAATTCGGCCCCGTTCCGCTTCATTGAACGGTTCTAGCAATGCTCTGTAATCCTTCACCCACAGTTTTATGTAATCATTCGCCACGCTCCACCTCCCCTTTCGGTTTTTGATTGAGCGAAAGCACTTTACATAGATGCCGATCCAGCTTGATGCCATAGATATGGTAATCAGCAAACAGGGCTTTTTCTCTGCGGTGCGCTTCTTCATGGTGCCGCCGACAAAGGGCTATCGCGTTCAGCCCGACATGGACGATTGCTTCTCTATCTCGCCCCATGCCCACGCGATCAACATGGTGCACCTCTGCAGGCTGGTTGCAAATTGCACACCGGCGATTTTCAAGGCAGAGATACAGGTACTTGCCAATATCGTCCGTCTGGGTGAGCAGGCTGTCCTTTGTGGGCACCCCCCAATGGAAGCAAAACTGAATCAGGTATGTAATAAACTCTCGGGCCGTGGTCATATCGCAATTCGAAAGGGAGAACCACTCCCGCAGACAGTGGGAACAGAAATCCCATTCTAGGTAAATCCGAAGTTCTTCCGGCTCCTGCCCTGACCACAAAGAAATATCTCGGATAATAGCGAAAATCTTGCGGCGCTGGTCTGCGGAAATGGTTCGACCATCATCCAGACGGACTTCTACCCGCCGGGGGCGCTTCTGCGCCAGAAACCGGCTGATGTCTACGTCTGGTTTCAGGACGAGCTTTCCGTTCTCCAGCTTCTCAATTTTCGCTGTCACAATCATGCGCGTTCTCCTTGTCCACATGGACGTGCATCGGAATATAAACGCTGTTTGCTTTCATATTCCGTTCCAAAAAGTCATTGCATTTCGCTTCTGACAGGTGATTTCTGAGCACCTGCAGTTCGTAGGCATACTGCCCAGCTACCTTTTTCTCTTGGATTTTGGCTTGTATATCTTCATCCCGGTAGTTCGATTCTATCAGATAAAGATCATAGCCGATCGCCTGAATGCCATCCAAATTGTTAGTATCAGTGGCATAAATCACTTTGCCAGACGGAAAATGCACCTTATACCCACAGTTTGGTACGTTATGGGCTAGCATTACCGGAATCACATTGCACAGGCCGTACCCATACAACGTTCTCGGGGTCAGTACGTCAATCTGACGCTCCGGCACCCCTGCAGCTATGAGCGGCGGCACCAGCCAGCGGCAACACCCGAAGCGGAGTGTCGGCCGCTCACTGGCAAGCCGCTTGATGGTTCGCTTCTGGAAGTGATCTGAGTGAATATGCGTCAGAAGCACAAGCTTCAGTTTCGGAACATACGGCTCCAACGCCTTATACGGCACGCCGCAGTCTACCAGCACAAAATCTTCCAGAATCGTGGCGTTGCCATCGCTGCCGGTGCTGATAATGTTGTACTTGACCATCAGAGTGCAGCCAAATCAACGGCTTCTTCCACCGCGTCCGCCTCCGGTTCCGGCAGATCCATGGTTTTTGCTGTCCGCTCAATCTTGGGCGGCTCGGCTTCGTTCTTCTGGCTCGGCTCTGCCGGATCCAGCACTTCAGGAAGAAGTTCGCCGCTTGCCACATCAGGCATCATTACTCGGCCATCCCGCTCGTAGGCGGTGGTCATTTCCACTGTCATAATGCCCCACTTGGAAATCAGCTGGCGCAGCATGGTCTTTTTGGCCATCCCGTCAAAATCCTTGTACCAGAAGCTGGAGTACTTCCACATATCCTCCTGCGGGATTTCACCATTCAGCAGCTTCTGGTACGCCTTTGCGCTGAACGCCGGGCTGTACTTGTCGGCATGAGCCATCATCTGGTCCGCTGTCCAGTACAGGGTTTTCTCGAAGCCGTTGATGTACTCAAAGTGGGCAATATAGCCCACGGTCGGCATCGATGCACGCTTTTCAAAATCTTCGATGAAGTGCATTTCATGGAATCGTTCTTCAAAGGGATCCCATCCGGTCAGTTCCCCGTTCTTCACTTCCAGCACGTTCAGGCGCTTGTACTGGCCCGTGCGCAAGGCCAGCTGGATATAACCCTTATAGCCAAGCGTAAACTGTGCTTTGACGCTTGCAGGCTTAATCATCTGGCCATTCTTGTACTTTGCCTTGGACTCGAAAGGAATCAGATAAAACTGGCCCAACTGTGGAGAGGGCTGCAGGTTCAGGCTTTCGCCCAGCAATGCGCCAGCAAGGATCGTGCCTGCATCGCACTTCTGCAATTCCGGATTGACAGCGACCGCCGAAGTGATGTTTGCGATAAAACGCCCTGCACGCACGGGGTCTCCCAGCGTATTGTTCACAAGGTTCTTGTATGTCGTGGTCTGGATCGCCTGCGAAAAGCGCATTTTCTGCGGCTGCATTGCTTTAGCCATTGTTATTTACCTCCTGATTCTCAATGCCAATGGAATCCATGTACTTCTTGATTTCATCGACTTTGTTATTTACGAAAGACTTCAGTTCCCGCAGCTGGGTCAGAGTGCCGCGGCACTGGAACGTGCGTCCCATAAAAGCAAACTTTGCGTTCATGACCTGTTCCGTGCTCTCCTTCTGGGAGTCCTCAGTCTCCTGCTCGTCCATAACGGGCGGTTCGGTGCCCATGACCTGCGGCGCGGACAGTTCTTCCTCCGCCACATCCAGAACGGCCTTTTCTGCTTCTTGTGCCCGAAGCTGGGCCTCCAGACGCTGCTTACGCTCGGCTTCTTCCCGGGCAATACGGTCTTTGCGCTGGCTGACGCTGTTAATGGCAACCGCCAGATTGCGGTACTGCTTGTACTCGGCCATAATTTCCGGCGCGTTCTCCATGCCATTGATGCACCCCACATCAGCCGAAACTTTGTCCACATAGTCCTTGACCTTGGCTTTCAGGGATTTCAGGCTTGCGGTCATCGTAACCGTAATGCCGACATCGCTGTAGCTGACCCACTCAACGCCGGCCGCTTTGACCAGTTCCGAGAAATAGGCGGAGACCTTCTTCTCCTTGTCCGCCCGCAGGCCATCCTCCACATCAGCGATTTTCGCTTTCAGCTTTTCGTCTGCCGGGCCATACACGTCCGTGACGCACTCCTTGTACACCGCATCGAAGTCCTCAAACGGCTGCATGATCTGCTTCTTGACCGCCATCCGGCGGGCATCCAGATCCTTGCGGTCACGGTTCAGCTCCGCTCGGCGTTCCTTGACCACTTTGAGAGATTCTTCTGTGCAGGCCAGCGCCAGCGCTTCATCCACCGACTGCTGCGCCTGCGCCTTGATGCTGTGCAGCTGTTCCTTGATGATGGGCAGCTGCTGTACCACGATCAGGCTTTCCGGCATCGCCGGGGCTGTGGTTGTAAGTTCTTTTTCCATGTGTACCTCCTGATTCTTTGTATAGAAAAACGGCAGTAGGAACGCTCCTGACCGCCGCTTCGTACCTGTTGAAAAAATCAACCGATTATGCTACAATATGGTTGTGTGTGGTGGAGACCTGCATTTTCCGGCTTGATGTTCCTGCATCAAGCGCCAACGGAATGTGTGGGTCTCTATCCATTTGTAGCGCGCTGGCCGTTCTGGTCAGCGCTTTTTTCGTGTGCGGCGAGTATATCCCACACCGAGAGCTGCCCTACAATCTGGCGCTCAGCGGTGATTTTAGGCTGTGTGACAGTCCTGATTCTGCGGGGCTTTGCGGGTGCTCGGAGCCGTTTTCCGAACTCCTTGACGTAACACTTCGCGCCGTACCCCACTTCGATTGCCGCCGGATCTGTAATGACCCTGTGACACCGAGCGCACCTTGTCATTCTTCTTCTTTCCTCCCAAAAGCGCCTGCATCTGCAGTTCGTGCATCAGGCGGGATGCAATAATGATTGCACCAACAATGAGAATCCACTCCCCGCCAATTGCCCAGTAGCCGCGCCAGCGATATGTACTGGGCAGCTGCCACAAGGCCATAAGCCCACCGGAAATTACGCCGGCCAGCGTGTCCAGCAGTCCAACAACGACCCAGCCCATCACGGTCAAATGCCTTTCTTTGCGTTTCATTTCAGGTTTGCCCCCTTCATGTAGGTTTCGATCAGTGCCCACTTGCGAACATCCATCGGCTGGTGAACAGCATCTTCCAGTGCTTCTTCGGTTCCGCAGCGGTCACAAATCGTGATGCCCGGAACTTGACGGGAAAGAGCATTGCTGTGCAAGCGCATCTTCATGGTCTGCTTTCCGCATCGAGGGCACGGAAGTACCTGCGCCATTTCGGCGGCAGCATCCTGAACATCCCGATACGTTGCAAAAACTTCGTCCAGCAGCTTCTTCTCGGTGTGCATCTGAATCATTTGCGCCATCTTATGAAACATCCCTTTCTCCTTCCAGCAGCCTTACCATTGCGTTCCACACCTTGTCCGTGTAGGCTGTGCTATACGTGCCAGCAGACCAAGCCTTTTTGGCTCCGGTTGCGCCAAGGTTATAGGCCATCAGAGCGCAATTCACATTGCCCTCGTACTCGCTGAGATACATACCCAGCATATAGCACCCGGCCTGAATGTTCTGCCGGGCATCCAGCAGATCCGTTATGCCAAGTTCATCTTTGAGCCACCCGGCGTTGATGCTGTTTATCTGCATCAAGCCATAATCCCCGGTAGAGCTGCGCGCCGCCGGGGTAAAGCCGCTCTCGACCTGCATGACGGCATAAGCCAGTTCCAAGGGCACATCGTAGAGGTCGCACATTTTCTCCGTGTAGGACTGTAGTTCCGCATCCAGCGGCACCTGATATGTAACCGGCTCATACGGAACCGGGTCCTGACGAACGCATTCAACCTGCTCGATCTCGGCCACCACCGGTACCGTAACCAGCGTTTCAACCGGCGGCTTCTGCTGGAAAGCGAACGCCGCGGCGATGTTTCCGACCACCAGAAGCTGCGCCGCTGCCGCCGCTGCCAGCGGCACGAGCGTTTGTGCTTTCATCCTCCTGCACCTCCCCCAGACCAAAGCGTTCCATCGCATACCGCCGGGGCACCCGGCCGGGAAACGTGAGGTTTCCCCTTGCTTCCAGCTCCCGATTCATCTGCTGGATGTACTTATATGCCCGGGACTTGCCACAGCCAACCAGTTCCGCAACCTCTGCACAACCGATGAAATACGACTCTTTGCTCACGACTGCCGTCCTCCTTTCGAAAAACGCATATTGTTCATTGCCACATTCAGGTCGTTGGCCAAGCACATGATTTCGTCCCATTCGGCTTGCTCGCTCTCAGCGATCTGGCCATCTGCGGCGATTTCTACCATTGCCTCCCGCTTTGCACAGAAGCGCTGAACCGCCGCCAGAACGCCCAGCACGGCTTCCGGCAGGTCTTTCAACTGGATCT